CCCATTGCTGTTCGCCGCCTACATACTCAACACGCAATAATTCCATCTTTAAATCAGCATTATACCATAGTGTGTCCGGTGCGACATCGCCTTTAGGTGCTAATGCACTTGCTTCATATGAAAGGTCTTCCCATGCTGTTGCTATAAATGTACTACCTGATGTGAAACCCATATCGGCTGCACCAGATGTGAACGATAATGTTAGCATTTTGCCATCAGTTTTTATAAGTCTAATTTTATTTGATCCGACTTTTTCAATCTTTACATTATTATTATTCAAATCTGCATTGTTTTGCATAGATGTAATAACAGTGTCTATTGATGCAGTTGTGAATGAAAAGGCTGTTACACTACCTTCAACAGATACAGTAAATTCCGAAGTTATAGATGAAGTGTCTACTATAGCGATTTCACTTTGTATTGTTGTTTCAGTTGCGCCAGTATGTCTGCGTAATTCTAGAACACCCTTCGTTTCATCACGCCTAGCATATACATCACCAACAGTTATCAATGAATTATTAATTGCAATATCATCATTGGCATATATTGAAACTTGCAATGCCTGGAATGCGCCTGATACTGAATTATAATTTGCAAGTTTAATGTCTACACCGCCGCCTTGTTTCGTTAAGCGAACATAAACGTCACTTGATATTGGATTGGATGGTGCGAAATTTGCAAATGAGAAGTTAGGCGATGCGATGTCACCTAGTAGAACCCAAGTAGTTGAAATTTTCTTCCAATATGACATTTTTATGGTTGAAGCAACAACTGCAAAGTCGCCTGCTGAACCAAATGTATTTACCGGTGCTGCATAACCAGATGCATTCATTGGTTCCACATTACCTGTGCCTGGTGCATCCATTAATACTGATGGTGCTTTTGCAACCCAATCTGTGCCATTATACTCAAATAATCCATAATCTGATGCTGTTGCTTCATGCCAATATGTGCCATTTACTAAGACGCCTGCAGGTTCTTCAGTGCTTGCTTCTAATTCTGCTAGATCGATATCTGCACGAATAACATAAGCATTGTTTGAAACACCTAGATATTGATATGCTGCTAGTAGGCCATATTCGCTTGTCTCAGAACCCTGGACTACCGAGCCGCCTACTTCATAGAACTTTGGTTCGCCGAAAGTTTCTACTAATTCACGCTGTGAAGAAACTAGATATGCAACACCAGAATTTGCTGGTATTGTTCCTGCTGCCAATGCTGTTCCTGAACCGTCTGTTTTGTTTGATGCTGTTGCTACTACAACTAGCGGTAGGGTACCCTGTGTTGCAGATACGTACTGTGATTCGTCCGTAACCATTACTGATACACCTGGGGATACTAATGTCGCCATTCTGTTTCTCCTTATAAAAACATATATTTGTTTGCTAAGAGTATTTATTAAATATACAGAAAAATGCACATTTTTGAATTAACTACATAGACAATTATTCTATAACTAGGATATATAGTTCATCAATTGTTCTAAGTTGAATTTTAGTTCGGATAAGTCGCCATTATTATCAATGGTATAATCAGCCATCCACTGTTCAAGACTCATACTATCCTTAGACTCAGGAGGTAAGTGCATACTCCGATCAACCCAAATAGCATAATCAAATACACCAGTATTTCTCATTGCAAAAAATTCACGCTTGTTTCGCAACCCACAATAGATATCGTAAGAAGCAAACATTTCTCTACCAAGTTTTGCTGCATCAGGAACATTATAATCGCAAATAGCGTTATACCATTCTTCTCGGTGACTATGCCTATCTGCGTAACATTCTTCTTCGCAAGTATACCCATACTTGTCTTTTAAATTATTATAAATGAATAGTTTTGAACAAAATTGAGAACTGCTTTCAAACGAATAACCATAATCATCACGTAAAAATTCACACACAGTATCTTTTCCGTGTCTGCCGTGACCGATGACCAGTAATGTAGGCTTGCTCATACTATATTCCTCTAGATTCGTTGTATAGACTAATATAGCATTGAATTAATAGATTGTCAAGTCTAATCGTAACCTAAATGTGCAACCCTAGAAATATCATCATCATCATCATCATCAATTTCAAATAGCGGAGTTAACCATGTTGTTCGGTTATTCCAAATCTCTTCAAAATCATCATTTGAATTTACTAGTCGCTCATGGTTTCCCCACAAACGGCTAAAATACGACTCGTATACACTACGCATCTCGTTTGTAGAGTATGTTACTGGAAATAAGTGTCCCTTGACTGCAAAAAACACTTCATTCAGTTTTTTAAGTTCATCTAGTGTCATAACAAATTTATTTATCATGTTATATTGTAGTTATCGCTAACTTGTTCTACTTTTCATATAGTAGCAGTTATCCAATTATGAATCCAAGTGGTGCTGACCCATCTACATAAGTTGCAAGTTCTAATTCAAGTTTATCAATTAGAACATCTGCCTCTGCTTTCATTTCTGCACCATTTAACGTCACGCCACCTTGTGCACCAGGCAATGATGAAAATTTACCACGTGCTTCACCTAGCATACGTTTGCAGTATGCAAGAGCATAATCTCTCAACCAGGATTTTAAATATGGATCAACCAATAGTTGTTCGTCATTGCGTTCAACATGTACGTGAATAAGAACTAATGCATCGGCTCTCATTTTTCTTAATAGTTTTAATTTTTTTGTAACTGGATTCCAAATATACATAATATCGGTTGCTGCTACTTTATTTAAAGTTTCACGATACTGAGTAAAGAAATCAAATGTTGCAACCCCACCAATATGATTATTAAGAAAGAAATATGAATTTGCATATGCCAACTCAAAAGGATCCATGTCAACGCCGCCAGAAACTCCATTACCAAACGAACGATTCCATATTTGCTTTACTTCTGTGATTTCTTCTGGTAGCGTATACTCCGCCACATCTTCTTTTAATTCTAACGCATAAAAATCTTCTTCAACTGCATTTTCTGAACGTTGTCTTATTTTAGAAAGAGCGATATCTAATGCGACATCGTAATGCTCTGGATCCAATTCTATATCAATCATTCCATCGCCGAGCAATAGTCTGATTTGTTTGATTACATCATTCTTAATTTTGTTTCTGGTTTCAGGCATAGTTTATCTCCGATATACAGTATTTATCAGAAACTAAAAAATCCTCAGTATCAATGTCTGGTCATTAAATCGCCCATTCATTTTTGTTTCAACACTCTTAACTGAACTGAACTCTTTCTGTAATGAACGCTTTGATACCTTTTTGAACATAGATAACTGTTCTGCTGGCTTTCGCATAGTTTTTTGAACACTCTTCTTTTCATCAAAGTTTATAAGAGTTGTCCCTTTAAATGACAACGAGTGTTTATCGGCGGGATAATATATACCCAATTTACGTGTCTTTGTATTATACGTCATAATAGCCTGCGCATCTAAGCATTCCATTGGCTTCTGACTCACACTCTTTGTTGCCATATCTTGTTTGCAATATTTTACCTTAGCAACTATCTTTTCTCTACTCTGTGGCTTATTCTTGCGAGGAGTACGATTGATTTTACTTTCTTGAACAATCATTTCACACGCATCCAAGATATTACGATACATCGTCCAAGTATTTTTTATTTGATCTTTTTTAAGATGATTGTAACCTTCTTTGATCTGTTCATAGTCTTCCTTCTTTGCATCAGTCATACGCTTTGGTGGATTAACAAGAATGTCAAATTCAGAAAATGCTCCCTCAAAAAATGCATAAATTTGTTTTGCATGATTACCCTTTGCTTCTGCTTTTCGCAGTATCTTTACTGGATCAAATGACCGCAATGTTGATTTTTCACCATCAAAGTTATCAATAAAGTCCTCAATATCTGCAGCCATTTCTACTGATTTTTCACGTAATAATTGCTGTATTGATGGTCGTGGGATATCTTTTGCTTTTGCTACTTCTTGCTTTTCTGCTTTAACTTGCATTCCCTTTTCAATAACTAATTCTAGTTTTTCTTTAACATAACTATCAGCATCACGCATTTTATTACAACCAACGCCGGGCAAGGTATCTAAATATTTCGGTAGTTCATTGTGATTAACTGGCATGCCTTTATTCAGTGCACGTGCGTATGAACACACAGTCATTGGAATCCAACTATCACTAACATTTTTAATAGCAGAAATTTGTTCTTTTGTATAGTCGTTATTCTTCATCCAATCTATTACCCAAATTTTACCATCTTTGGGTGTAAAGAAATAGTTATAGTAAAAGGCGGCACGGCATCGTTCTCTGTAATAATGTTCCGCTGACATATCATCTGAATATAACCACTCCGGTTCGGGGCCTGTATACTTTTCGTCTACAAACTTAGGTGTCCTTGCTGGTTTAGATTTTTTACGTTTTAAAGTTGCTACCATTTCGAATCACTCCTTAACCCTATTTAATGTCAGTATATAATAATATAAAGATTTGTCAAGTTTTTTCTTAATTTTTAACAAAATCAGTGTTACCATCAAGTTCTTTTACCCTTGGGATGATATCAGACTTCAATACATTTATTAGTAATGCACTTCGAAAGTCATTTGAGTTATTAGGCATGGTACTATGTAAAGTTCTCCCATCATACATCAATACATCGCCAGGTTTAGCAAGTAATTGTTGCCCCTCAGTTAGTAATCTATTATTATAGTGTTCTCTATTTTCTTCCAAATCATTATAATTAATTCTCTCTAAACTAGAGCCAGGTAAATACGCAGTGCCGCCATTTTCCAGTGTAAAGTTATCCAGTGGAATAATAATTTGAACACCAAGAGTTTCATAACTTTCAGCAAACTCTTCAAACCGATATGGTGTATCAATATGAGCGTACACTTTGTTTGAAGATGGACGAGTTGTAATACAATCAACTACATGAATATCCCATTCATTGCCATTAAATAACCGATTTATCGAATCATGTAATTGCCAAACAACTGGTTCCCACATTTCTCTCGGTGGCTGTGTAGTCCACCACACATCATATTCTCGTTCGCCGTCATGTATACCATAGTAGTGTCCGTCTACTGCATTACCACGATGGTACCTTTCTGGATTTGTTGCCCACATCTTAAATTGTGCAATTGTAGTAGGATTTACTACATCCCGCATTAATAGTGTTCCATCTGATAACATTTAATTCTCCACATGTTAATGTTATTATATGATAAATACAATTAGAAGTCAAGGAAAAAATAATGCCAAGATTAAGTTTATGGAACCCACGTAAAGGTAATGACTATAAGTTCGTTGACAAAATGGTGAAAGCACATTTTGAACACGGCGGAACAGCATTACTTATACACAAGTATGTAGGATCAGTTGATGAAACTGACCCAAATTATGATCCGGCAAATCCACCTATCCAAGATTTATTGTTTATGGAAAATCGTGACAGGCGATATGAAACTACAGTGTTTGAATTACGTGGAACATATACAGTTAGCGACCAGGATTTTGATCTATCGCAATTTGGTATGTTTTTAGGAACAGATCAAAGCATATTTCAAGTTCACATCAATGATATGGTGGAACGTTTGGGCCGTAAGTTAATGACAGGTGATGTAATAGAACTTCCACATATGCGCGAAGATTTATTACTTGATGAAGAGGCGGATGCAGTCAACCAATATTGGGTAGTACAAGAAGGATCAAAATCGTCAGAGGGATTCGATCCAGGTTGGTGGCCACATATTTGGCGTATTCGTTGTAAACAATTGCAGGATACCCAGGAGTATACCGATATATTTGGAACTGGCGAAGAGGTAAATGATCTAAAGAATATGCTGTCAACTTATAGTAAAGAACTTGATATAAATGAAGCAATAATGCAAGAGGCACAAGAAAATGTTCCTGGTAGATATTATGATTATAGAAAGAACAACTTAGAGTATGCTGTTGAAGGTTCTGCGCATCCCAGTGATGTAGATTTTTCAACGGTTGACACTGGAATATCTTTCCCTCAATTCCCAGATGATAACGCATTTTTTCTAAGAACAGATTATTCTCCACAAAGATTATTTCAGTATAGAGATAATAAATGGTATAAAATAGAGGATGACGATGGTTCATGGCAAGTTGGAAACTATCTACACCATAAATTCATCAACAATGATGGTATAGTTACATTAGATGATGGCACTGAAATTACATCACGTGTTAATTTATCAAAAGCAATTAAACCTAAAATAGACTAAGAAAAATATTATGATACAATTATTCACTGTAAATCTCACATTACGATATGGATTGGATTAAAAATGGCAGATTTAAGACAACTACACTTTTATGATGAACAAGTAAGACGTTACTTGCTTCAGTTTATTCGTATTTTCAGTGGCTTCAATGTTAAAACTGGTAAAAAATTAAATGACGGGACAAGTGATTACTATATAAAAGTTCCGAGTCGTTATGGCGATATATCAAGAATGGCTGCAACAATTATGAAAGGCAATAGTGAAAATATTGTTAATTCGGCACCATTTATTTCTTCATATATTCAAAGTTTACAACCTGATAGACAAAGATTGCAAGAACCATTTTTTAGTGATACAGTTAAGGTTAATGAAAGACAATGGGATCCCGTAACTAGTTCCTATACCGAAGAACAAGGTAACAGATACAGTGTAGGCAGATTAATGCCAGTTCCATATCTGTTAAATATGCAAGTTGATATATGGACATCAAATACAGATCAGAAATTACAACTACTTGAGCAAATTTTAGTTTTATTCAATCCAGCATTAGAGATACAACAAAACGATAATCCCATTGACTGGACTACAATTACTACAGTTGAACTTACTGACATTCAATGGACCAGTAGATCGATCCCATCAGGCATTGAGGACCAAATTGATATTGCTAGTTTATTCTTCCAAATACCAATTTGGATTAATCCACCTGCACTGGTTACTAGACAAAATGTTATTAGAAATATAATTCATAATATTTATGAATACAATGATATTGATACACTGGATTACGATCCAAATGCATTTGAATTCTTTGCAGATTTACAAGCACAAACAAGTGTTGTTGTTACACCAGGAAATAATGCAATACAAGTCACGAATAACAACGGTAACGTAACAGTGCAACTACTAGAGAATGGAAACTATAAGGACGATAATAATAGTTGGGAAAAAGTTATTTCTAATTATGGTTTATTTAATGATGGCGTATCACGTATGCGCTTAAAGTATCATGGAAATTTAGAAAATATTGATGCAGATGTTATAGGTATTCTATCATCAACCGCTGATCCATCTGTTTTATCATTACAGATCGATGTAGATACATTACCAGGAAATACAATAAATCCCAGAGATAGAGTAATTGACCCATCAACTTCACGTCCTGGATTTGGTAACTTACCGTTTGCTAGTGTGGGGCAACGTTATCTATGCCTTAATTCCGATGCAGCATTATCACAGTGGGGAATTGATATATC